TATTTTAGAAGAGATTACAAACCGCAACCCTGGCCCACAACTCAGTGAAATTAAAGTACCTTGCAGTGCCTGCGGCACGGAGGTACCGCTTCCGCTAACCTTGGCGGAGTTGTTTCGCTAACGAAATAAACTATGAGACTCTCATAGAGATGTATGACTTAATAAGTCAATACTATCCTGGATGGTCTCTTACGGAACTACGTTCTCTAAGTTTAAGGGAACGTCTTAACTGGTTGAATAGAGCTACAGGAAGAAGGCGGTGATTTAAATGGCAGATGCTTTTGGCAATATGGTCGGAGCCTCAGATACACCTGAGGGTCTAGGTACTGTTGGCAGTACATCTTTTGACGACATGCCTAAAGAACTTCTTAAGCTCTTTACAGAAGTAGAAAAAGTTGTCAAGCGAATCAGTGACGACTGGAAGAGCACATCTGCCGATATTAAAAAGACTTCCGGTCTTGTTGGCTCACAGAATGTGGGTTCAGGAAGACTAGGGCTAGGTTCATTTAGCCCAGCTCAAGCTGCAACCGGTCTAGGACTAGGCGTTGTAGCTGTAGGTGCCACAGCTATGTCAATGGCACCAAGTACCATGGCTGCAGTAACTCAAGCTATGGGCGCATCAACTTACGCCGGTTTTGCTGGCATGTCAAATATGCAGGCTACCCGAATGGCCAACTCTCAAGTTGGTATGGGTGCCACAAGCGCTATGGGCCCAACCATGGCTGCTATGACTTTATCTAACATGGGTTACACAGCTAACTCAATGAGCTCTCAGAATGTCATGACTCAGATTGCAGGCTTGAGTGCCATGACTGGCATGAGCAACGAACAAGTTGCCGGTGCTATGGGTGGCGTTAATGGAATGAACTTCCTGCGTCTTGGTATCCGTGTTCGTGATAGTCAAGGTAACTTGCTCCCACCTAATCAGATTGTTAACTCTGTCTACAACGCCCTCTTCCGTGGACAAAAGATTTCTGCACAGCAGGCTGCAACAGCAGTTCTTAATCCTGGCGGTAAAGGTTATCAAGTACTTCAGCAAGTAGCTGGCGGCAACCAGGCTTTGATGCAGACTCTTCAGTCGGGCATCATGGCCCGTGCTCAAATTGGAAGCGACATTACTTCCTCTCAAATGGGCAATGCTAAGACCATGCTTGGAGCTATGAATGTTGATAAGTCAAGCCCTATGTACTCCAACTTTACAAACAACACTGCTCAAGCTGGAGCCCTTGCCGCAACAGAGCAGGGATTAGTTGGCGGATATAACACTGCCCTAAATACCAATGCTGCTTTGACCAACGATTTTACTAGCGTAGCTAATGCTGCCAAAGGCGTCACTAGTGCTTTAATGGGCCTCAAAGGCCTCTTAGACACGTTCCCAGGAGCAGGCAATGTCGGAGGTACTCTTTCAGGTATTGGAAGCGCAGCGGCCTCTGCAGGCATTAACGCATATGCTACTAAGAAGGCGTTAAAGGGAGTAATAGGCAACCAGGCGGGAAAGAGTGCAAGCAAAGGAATCTTTAGTAGGATCCTTGGGCTATTTAAAAATCCTTTTGCTGTAGCAGGTGAAGAAGGAATTGGTGCTGCAGTAGAGGCGGCCGCAGTAGATGTTGGGGCAGCAGGGCTTACGGCTATAGGTGGAACCTACGACCATGGAAGTATGGGAAGTGGTGGACAGGGTGGACCAGTAAGTCAGGGACACCAAAACGTTACTCCTGTTCCTAGGGGAACACCTATAACATCTCCTTACGGACAACGTGGCGGAAGTGCAAAGACTAAAGGCTTTCACGCAGGTCTTGACTTTGGCGCTAAGTTGGGTACTAAGGTTTATGCTCATGATTCCGGTGTTGTAACCATCGTTGGTAACGGCGGAGGTTACGGTAACTATATTGAAATTGACCATGGCTCATACAGAACCCGCTATGCACACTTAAAGCAGATCTCAGTATCAAGAGGTCAAAAGGTTTCTGGTGGAACAGTTATTGGCCTATCAGGTAACACAGGTAACTCAACTGGCCCACACCTTCACTTTGAAGTTCTTGTTAATGGCAAGAAGGTTAACCCAGCCCCATATCTACAGGGAGCTACATCGGGCACACCTGGTTCAAAGACAACAACTCCTACAGGATCGGGACTATCTAGCCAAGACATAAACTCTCTCCTTAGCAGCCTTGCCTCTACGCCAGGCAGCACAGCTTTGGATAATATGTTTGGACAGAATGCCGCACACAACTTGGGTGATGGAAGGTCACTATCCTTTATTAAGGGAAAGACTTCTGTTACTGCGGGAACTATTCTAGGAACAGGTAGCCAACAAGATTGGGCTAAGACTCTTCTCACAAAGCTAGGAAAGCCTACAACAAAAGATAATATTACAGCCCTTACAACTTGGGCTGCTTGGGAAGGTGGCCAGTGGCACAACTCTGCACACTACAACCCACTCAATACTACCCAGGGTGAAAAGGGCGCAACTAACATGAACTCTGAAGGTGTTAAGTCCTACACCAGCTGGGATCAAGGCTACCAAGCAACTATCCAGACTTTAAATAATGGACGCTATAAGAGCATTCTTTCTGCGCTTACTGCAGGTAACAATACGGCAGCAGTTCTTACTGCGGTAGACCAATCGCCTTGGGGAACACACATCCCAGGTTACGGTGGACCTACTGGAGATCTAGGAACAGCCTCTATTGCCTCTAGACTGCCTACTGGTGTAGGTGGCCCTTCTGTGGTAACCTCTTCTGCTCATGGTGGGGCAGTAGTTGTAAACCTAAATATGAAGGTACAGATTGCTCAATCAAGCGTAGCTGAAGCTAAGCGACTAGTAAGTATGGTGGGTCAAGAATTGAAGAACAGCGCAGTGCTTAAGAGCCTTGGAGGAGCTATCTAATGGCAACCACATATTCTTATGGGTATACAGTACAGACCTATGTTGATTGGAAGCAATCGGCTACCACTGAACCTTTGGCTGTAAGTCTAGGTGGCGCTACTTTTGATCCATCAATCTATCCTGATCTAATTCAAATTCAAGCTGAACCAACAGTTTCTCAGTTAGCTACGCCTACCGTAACAAAGTTTGAAGTTCAGGTAGGGTTTACTGTTCATTATTTAGTTCGTGTATACCAAATTAAAAATGTAAACGGCGTTAAAACATATTACTGGTTAACAGGAAATGATGTCGGCACCGGTTTGCATATGGATTTTGGTTCCGATAGTAAGTATTTTGATACTGGTGGAAGCGGAACATACATAGGTGCTCACACAAATAGTGGGTCAAGTAACATTGTAAGTAGTCCATCTAGTGGGGCAGTGTATTGGTTTAGCACCCGCCTTTTGCAACCTAATACGGCTATTATTAACTATGCAAACTTATATTGTAACTTTAGTCCAAACAACTTTCAAGGAACTTACGGTGGGGACACCAGCGTAGGAAACATTACTTCTCTTACTGCTCTTAATCAAATACCTACTGTAACCGTAGGCACTGCCGTACCTATTCCTACCTACCCTAATGGTTTTACTACCTTTATTGAAAGCAAGAAAGAATGGACTACTGCTGGAAATGGTGGGGGCGGTGGATCTCTAAGCGTAGTATTTGACAAGTGTCAAAAACAATGGTTTGCTTTGTTTATTGGTGCAACTACCTATGATCAGAAGACTGGCGCAGGAACATATAACTGGGCTACGTACACTGCAGGTGTGAGTGGAGACTCTTCAACGTATAAGTACTTCAGTGGTCCATACCTTAATGTTAAGCAGACAGACACTAAAGGCATTACGGATGCTAAGACAAAGATACACAACATTATTCTGGCAGACTGTCAAGGCCAAACTACGGGTAGAGTACCTGCACCTACAAAACCGTCAAACGCAAGCATACCTACTAATACCAATACTTCTAATCTTTCATCAGCTAGGTACAACCCACCTCCTCACGTATTTAGTAGGAATCAACCATATATCTCTAACCTAATTACAGGTTATGCATATAATGGTTCGCAGCTTGATGCGGTTACTGCTAGAGATGTGGTTTCTAAATATACTGCGGGGAACCAGGGAAAGATATTTCAAGATCCTCAGGGTGCCGCTGCTTTGAATACCAACCCAGATAATATTAAAAACCTGGCTGTTGGAAAAGGCGAGACTGCTCCTCAATGGGGATTTAGATTTATGTATAACCCCACTACCTTTTCTTATAGCACTGCTGCAAGCAATAACGTAGATTGGACTCTTGGTTCTTCTGATCCGTCTGTTCTTCTACAGGGCAATCAGTCAGTAACCTTTGAGCTTTATTTAAACCGCATTATTGATATGTCCTACTTAAGAGACTATCCACAAGGCGGAAGTGATCTTGCTGGGGCATACCCAAATACCGGAGGACTTTCAGAAGAGCATGTCCAAGGTATTTTAAACCGTGGTACTGAATATGACGTTGAGTTTTTGTACCGTGTATTAAATGGAGACCCACGTAAGAATGCCTTACTGCTTGACGAAAGCTATCGTGGTTCTGGAGTTACAGCAGACTTTGGCTATACTACTGGTATGCCTTGCTGGCTTCAGCTTAACGATAACCTAAGGTACTTTGGATCTGTAGCTAACCTTACAGTAAACCACATGATCTTTGATCTACGTATGGTTCCTGTATTGAGCGTAGTAAACATTACCTTTAGTAGGTACCCTGCTATTTGGAATAGCACTAATACTACTGGAAGTGTTAAGACTGTATCTGAAACAGCGTTTATCAATGCTGTTACAAGCGCAACTTCTTCGACAGGAACAAAGCCATGATTGAGCGTGTATCTAGATACTATGATGGTCCTCTTGGACAAACCCCTAATAAGTACACAGGGGTTTATGAGATCTCTGTATACAGGGCTTTTCCAAGTTCTAAAGCAGTTAACTATCTTACATACTCCTGGAAAGATGGGGATAGTCTTGCAAACTTAGCGGCTATCTATTGTGGTGGATCTAAATATTGGTGGGAGATTATGGACATCAATCCGGAGATCTCTGATCCATTCTCTATATTGCCGGGAACAGTTATAAGGGTTCCATATGGCAACTAATAATTTTACTCAAGACACTTCTGCACAGCAAAACTTTGTTTGGCATTCTAATGCCTCGGATAGTTCATTCTTTGTTAACTTTCCTAAAGCACCTGATATGGATCTTTTACTTATTGGTGCAGAATTACATCAAGATATTGAACAACATGATCGTCTTGTCCTGCACTTTAAGGGTAAGCCTTTGCTTAAAAGAGGGGCGATTGTTTCTAACGACCCTGTTATTTTTTCTTTTAGTTCAGGTAAGTTAACATCTACTTGGCATGGGTATGTAAATCACGTAAGCCAGGATAATACACACCAGGGTGGTAATACAGACATTGTGTGCGTTGGGGCATCGGCTATTCTTAAAGACACTGATCAAAAGATCTATAAGAACATAACCTTTGACCAGGCAGTTACTGCAGCAGGAAAGTCAAAAGGCTTTGAGGTAATTACTCAAAAGCATGGCCGTGTAAAAGACAGCATTGCCCATACCGGTGAGAGCTACTGGCAATGGTTTATTCGTTTAGCTAAGGTCAGTGGGTTTGCTTTCTTAGTTGAAAATACCACAATCTTTTTTGTATCTAAAGATAAAATCTTTCAGAATAAAAAGAACAGCGCACCTTACTTTAAATATGTTGATAGTGAGACTACTGGTGTAACCCCAAGAGAACTTCGTATGACTGGAACAGTTCTAGCATTCCAGCCTATAATTTCTGATCAATCCCCTGAGATGGGAATACGTGTTGATAGAGTTATTGCGGGAACAGATAAGCAAAGTGGTAAGCTTATTAAATCTAAGCATCCTCATAAAGGACCTCTTCCTACTAACCCAGGCATTGTTATTCCTAATGAAAGTTACTTTAAAAAATGAGCAACTTTTCAAACAACACTCCTAATTCAACCCCAAAAGCTAGCTATCAAAAGCACCATGTTTATGAGGTATCTACTAGCCTTACTGAGTCTAAGTTAATTGCTGAGAATTATTCTGAGGCTCATCGTTACCAGCATAGGGCGGAAGTAATCCTTGTAGGTAACGCAGACCTTCGCCCATATGACCCTATCTATTTAGATGGTCTACCAAATGGTATGTCAGGTTATTGGACTGTTCTATCTGTTCGACATATTTTTGGTGGTGCCCCAGCCAAGTACACCATGAAGGTTGAAGTAGGCACAGATGTTATAGGAGATACTAACCCGAATGCAGCAAAGAATTCTCAGGTTCGGGATATTCAAAGCGACCTAGCTGGACAGTCCTTAACCTCTTCCGGTGCTCAGCTTTCTCAGTACTCTTTGTCTCCCAATGCTAATAGCTTAGATCCAGTAAGCAGTGCTAGTGAGCCTACTGCTATAGTCTCAACTTCTCCGGTTGCCGTGCCTGCTGTCTCAGGAACTAGCAAAGGTAAGGCACCTAATCTAAAGAACGTGAAAAGAACTGTACAATGGGTCTCTAAGAGCAATGGAAAGGTTCTGCGATGACTTTGCCAAAAGATACAGAGTACGGTCTTGATGCTCAGGGCCGCCACCGATTCTACGGAATATACTCAGCTGTTGTAACTAGCATTTCAGACCCTATTAATAAATATAGGATTCAGGTCCAGATCCCACAGATTCATGGCACACAGATTACAAACTGGATTCCGGCCTGTATACCAATGACACATCTAGCTTCGCAAGTAGCTGCTTCCCTAACAACTACAGCCACTACTGCAGCAGATCCACAAGGCGGTTCAGTATCTATTCCTGCCCTAACTATTGTTCCTAAGAGCACGCCGGTTCTTCCAGTACTACCTAAAGTTGGACAAAACGTTTGGGTAATGTTTCAAGCTGGGGATCCTGAATACCCTGTATGGATCGGAGTACAACCATGAGTGTTAGTATTAACTACCCATATACCCTAGACACCTCTGGGGTTGTAGGGTCTACAAGTAATGCGCCTAAGATATACTTGGATAGAGTTTTGACCCTTCTATCAACTAGTGTTGGACAGCGCCCTATGCTTCCTACCTATGGCGTAGACTGGAGTACATCACTCTTTGAAAATGACAATCAGGCACAGCCAGCAATCTCTGCAGCTATCCGGTCAGCAATCGCTACCTGGATTCCAGAGGTCAAGGTTAACAATGTTCTGTTTGGCATAGGTTCTGGACAAGGTATTGAATACGTAACTTTAGAGCTTACTCTTCCAGACGATACTACAACAAATGTTACTGTTAACACTAACCTACTTAACTACGACGGAACGATTGCGGGATAACCATGCAAATTGACTATACCTCTAGAGACTTTGCTTCTCTAAAGAATGACCTAATTACTTTGATTGGTCAGAGGACTAACACCTCTTGGGATCCTACAGATTATTCAGACCTAGGCAACGTGCTTATTGAAGCTTTTGCGTATATGGGCGATGTCATGTCTCACTATCTAGACCGCATTGCTAATGAGGCAAGCATTGATACCGCAGTCCAGTCCTCTACCCTTCTTAGCCTAGCTGGCCTATATGACTACCACGTCTCTGGACCAACTCCTGCAGTAGTTAACGTAACCTTTACTAACATCACCTCTAATGCCATAGATATTCCCGTAGGTACACAGGTTATGGCTCCCCTATCTTTTGGACCATACTCACAAGTTTACTTTGAAGTAACTACTGGAGCAACAGCTGTGGCTGGAGGAGCAACAATCACACTTGCTGCTCAAGAAGGAAAGACGGTTAATACTGATCGTCCTGACCTTATTGACCCTACCTACAATAAACCTCTTCCTGCAAATCTAGGAACCTCGTCTGGTTTAGAGAACCAACTGTTTTCTATTATTGATCTGGGAGTAGTTGACTCCTCTATTAACGTATACGTTGGACAAGGTGTTGCGTTTACCACGTGGACATATGTAGATAACCTTCTTGAGTGGGGCCCAACAGACACAGTATTTACTACAGCAAGAAATGCAGATGGGTCTGTAGACATTGTCTTTGGAGATAACGTTAATGGTTATATTCCTCCTGCCGGACAGATTGTAAGCTGCCTCTACAAGTCAAGCGTAGGAGCTGCAGGAAATATTAACTCCGGCGCAATCAAT